CTACTGGCAAGCATGCAACAACGTTGGCCCCAGGATTTTGCCAATTGGCTCCCTAACGCCATAAGTGAAATTGCTGGTAAATAAGGGGGAACGGAGTTGCCCCAATGGCTGAACAAAACCTACTACCTGAGTTAAAGCAAAACCTTATCGAGTATTGCAAATTAACAATGGGCGATCAAATCATTGATCTTGAATTAGACCCTGCACACTACGAAGCGGCGTATCAACGCACAATTGGCACCTATCGCCAACGTGCCAACAACGCCTACGAAGAAGCCTACATCTTCATGGAGTTGATTCGTGACTTGAACATCTACACCTTGCCCCAAGAAGTGTATAGTATACGTCAAATATTCCGCAGAACATTTGGCGATTCAACAGGACCGTTTGCGTCAAACTTTGATCCGTTTGCACAAGCCTCAATCAACGTGTACCTTATGAACTTCAACGTGGCAGGTGGCTTGGCCACATACGACTTTTACAGTCAATATGTTGAATTGGCTGGACGTATGTTCGGCGCTTACATGAACTACACCTGGAATCCGGTCACAAAGAAACTGCAACTAATTCGTGACCCAAAAGGCACTGGCGAGAATGTTCTGCTCTGGGTATATCAAACCAAACCCGAAATCCAACTGCTGAGTGACTATCAAATCAGCCAATGGATCCGGGACTACATGGTGGGTGCTTGCAAGATGATCATTGGTGAAGCACGTGAAAAATTCTCGACCATTGCTGGACCACAAGGTGGCGGCCAACTGAACGGTGCCGCAATGAAGTCCGAAGGGCAAGCCATTATGGATGCTAAAATTGAAGATCTCAAAATGTATGTGGATGCAAGTCAACCACTTACTTGGGTAATTGGTTAACACACACTAGACAAATTATTGCAGTCGTGTTACAATCATTAAATGCACCTAATGATTGATCTTGAGGGCCTGGCAACAGGACCTGACACTACCATCCTTACTATAGCCGCCCAAGCATTTGATCCGTTTGGGTCAGGCCACTACGACAAACATTACTATGCTAGAGTCACACTAGAAAGCCAGGAAAATCGTGCAATTGACGATGGCACAATTGCCTGGTGGGCAACGCAACCAGAACATGCCCGCGAAGAAGCATTTGGGGAACAAGATCGAATTCCTCTGGACCAAGCATTGGATGAACTGGGCCGGTTAATTTGGCACTCCACACTGATCTGGAGTCAAGGCCCCACATACGACATGAACATTCTTGAGCATGCCTACAAGAGTTATGGCAAAGCCCTGCCTTGGAAATACTATATGGTGCGGGACTCAAGAACCGTGTTTAGTTTATGGCCCGAGCAACCTATCCCTCCTACTAGTCATCATGCACTAGAAGATTGCCGCAGACAAGTTGGCATGTTACAAAACACGCTTAAATACCTCAACGTAAAGGAACTCAAATGATCATTGGCATCTGCGGATTTATAGGGTCAGGCAAAGATACCATTGCTGATTATCTAGTAAACTTGCATCACTTCCGTAGAGAAAGTTTTGCAAGTACTTTAAAAGATGCTGTGAGTCAAGTGTTTGGTTGGGACAGAACTCTGTTAGAAGGCCGCACAAAACAAGCCCGTGAATGGCGTGAACAAGTGGATCCTTGGTGGGCAGAACGTCTACACATGCCTACACTAACTCCACGTTGGATCTTGCAATACTGGGGTACCGAAGTGTGTAGGGCAGGTTTCCACGATGACATTTGGATTGCCAGTTTAGAAAACAAACTGCGCCACAGCCAAGATGATGTGGTGATTTCGGACTGCCGTTTTCCCAATGAAATTCGGGCAATCAAACAAGCAGGCGGGCGTGTGATTAGAGTTGTACGTGGTGTCGAGCCTGAGTGGTACAATGCCGCATTAAGCGTAAACCGTGGGGCAAATGGCAACTCAACTTGGTCAATCAGTCATCGCAAACTGGAAAAACTTGGCATTCATGCCAGTGAGACTGCCTGGGTAGGCACAACCTTTGACGCTGTACTAGACAATAATGGTACCCTAGATGATTTGTATCAACAGGTCAAATCACTTGTTACAAGTCCGGCTCAAGATCGCCCTGACGCCATGTGACATCGGTTTTTCTGATAACTTCGATGCAGTTAAGACAAACTGTTTTTAAATTTCGTTGTTCTGCATTGTTAAGGTTCCCATCAACATGAAAAACCAATAATTGCGTCAGCAGTTTGGCCTTGAACCCGCATTTGTCACATGCGGGTTTTTTCTTGTACCCTGAACTTTTCCATCGTGGATCTCGTGGTCTGAGTCCTCGCCCTTTCCTTGTACAGTTTTCACACCGTGATCGATAGTGAGTGACATCTTGTTTACGGTAGTTTACGGCACAAGGTCGTTGGTGACATGACTGACAAATGGGTCTTTGCATGGTGTATTTATGGCGGACCTTTGGCAAAGGGTGCTCAACTCCGTTGTTTTTGGCATTTACCAATAAATATCTACAACTTGAAAAGGAAACCATTATGGCTTTAACATCACCAGGCGTAGAAGTAACAGTAATTGACCAGAGTCAGTACATACCTTCAGCCGTTAACACAGTACCTTACTTCGTGGTTGCCACAGCGCAAAACAAAGTATCCAGTGACGGGGTCACTGTAGCAGCCGGTACTCTTGCCGCTAATGCAAACAAAACATATTTGATTACCAGCCAACGCGATTTGGCACAAACATTCGGTGTACCGTTCTTCTACAACACCACAACTGGTACTCCTATCAACGGATACGAACTCAACGAATACGGCTTGCTTGCCGCTTATTCAGCCCTGGGAGTTACCAATCGTTGTTATGTGCAACGTGCTGACATTGACTTGACAGCACTCACAGCCAGTTTAACTCGCCCATTAGGCACACCACCCAATGGTGATTATTGGTTAGACAGCGGACTTTCTACCTGGGGTCTGTTTGAGTGGAACGCTACTACACAAACATTTAACCTACAAACGCCATTGATAATCACAGACACAGCCGATGTTGAAGGCGGTGATGGAACCGATCAAATTGCTGATTCAACTCCATTGACTACCATTGGTAATATTGGTGATTATGCTGTGACGTTGATAAACGAACACGCTTTTGTTTATTACAAAAAATACGACAACAGTTGGAACATAGTTGGAAGTGATGAATGGAAAACTTCATGGCCCACAGTGGCTGGAACAAATTCAGTTACAACATTAACAACTGGTTACAATTTGACCATTAATGGTACAACAGTTTCAGTTGGCGATGGTGGTACTGCAAGCACAGTCACAGGCTATGCTACTGCTATTACTACCGCATTAACAAACTATGGAATTACAGCATCGGCAATAAACGGCCAACTTTACATCTATGCTGACAGCACAGCAGGCACAGACGGCTCAACACTTAACAGTGACGGTTTTATTGAAATTTTGGCTGGTCCTAACTCAGGATCTTCATTATTGGCCACTTTGGGTATTACTGCAAGTCAGTACCCTGCACCGCAATATTTGCCTAGTTACAGTTATCAACAACCTAAATGGATTTCTGGATCGGGTGTAGATCCGTTGAATGCAAGACCCACTGGTTCTTTATGGCAAAACGTGAGTTCAGCCAACAACGGATTGACTCTAGTGGTTAAACAATACAGTGCCGCACTTGGCACCTGGATCGCGCAAACTTGCCCGGCATATCCAAACGACAATTCCGCAATTTATGGACTTGATCCAACAGGCGGTGGAAAAAATATTCCAGCCGGAACAACTTATGTTGGAACCACTACATTCAATTGGCAGACTGTTATTCCTACTGCGGCTCTCACAATCTTTGAACGTTATACAACTGGTGCCACAATAATAACTGGCACCACAGTACCTACAGGCAATGCATTTGCTGGTGGTGTGTTTAGCATGAACTTTACTACCCCGGGAACTTCCGCAGTAACACAAGGCGTTGTAACTGTTGGCGGCACTGGCTCAGTATCTAACTTTATTTCGGCTGTGTCAGCAGTTTATATTGCAGCCACTGGAACTTACGGCAGTACTTATGTGTCGGCCAGCGTTAACTCAGCGGGTAACATTGTGTTTACTCACAGTGCTGGCGGTACCATATACCTACAAAACATAACTGGCACCCCAGTTACCACTGCTGGTTTTGCTATTGGCTCTCCAGATCAAGTGGGACATGCAACCAACGGTTCTGCATTGAGACTCAGTAACTTTGTGTCAACACCGTTGTTTACATACACAGCCAGTTCTACAGCACCTGATTCGTTGCCTGCAGATGGTCGTTTGTGGTACTACAGTGCAGTTGATGCCGCTGATATCATGATTCAAGACAATGGTGTTTGGATGGGTTATCAGAACGTTACCAACGATGTTCGTGGTTACGACTTGACTTTGACCAATGCTACTGGCCCAATTATCAGTGCCACAGCACCTACCACACAAACCAATAGTACAACAACCAATACAGAAAGTGCATTGGCAATTGGTACTTTGTGGATTGACACTAGTGATTTAGAAAACTATCCTAAACTGTATCGTTGGCAATCAGTCAGCGGTGTTACACAATGGGTAGAAATTGACACTACTGACCAAACCACACAGAATGGTATTTTGTTTGCTGATGCACGTTGGGCCACAAATGGCACAACAGATCCTTCGGCAGATCCATTGCCAAGCATTGTGAGTTTGTTGACCAGCGATTACCTTGATCCTGACGCACCTAATCCCGCACTGTATCCACAAGGTACATTGTTGTTTAACACACGTCGTTCAGGCTACAATGTCAAGAGTTTCCAACAAGACTACTTTACAACCACAGCCACCGACTATGCAATCGATGCGTACTCAGCAACTACTGCTTATGTGTACAATGACTTTGTGAGTTATGCTAACGCAATCTATGTTTGTACTGTGGCAACTACAGGCAATGCACCAACTAATACTGCATACTGGGATTTGATTAATACAAACACCTGGTTAACTGCTAGTGGTAACAAAGACAATGGAAGCATGTGGTCAGGTCGCTTGGCGCAACGTCAAATCATTGTGCAAGCACTCAAGTCAGGCATTGATACCAGCGTGACAGCACGTGAAGAGCAGACACAATACAACATTATTGCCACACCTGCTTATCCAGAGTTGACACCAAACATGATTGCACTCAGTAACGAGCGCAACAACACCTTGTTTGTTGTGGGTGATACACCAATGCGTTTGGGCCCAGATGGCAACAGCTTGGTGGCATTTGCTACCAACAACAACGGACTGGGACAACCCAATGGTGATGGTAACATTGCTACAAGTAACTACTGTGGTGTGTTCTACCCAAGTTGTCAGACCAGCGACCTTGGTGGCAACACAGTTGTTCAACCTCCAAGCCACATGATGGTACGTACAATCTTGCGCAGTGATGCCGCAAGTTATCCATGGTTTGCTCCAGCAGGTACCCGTCGCGGTGTGGTTGACAATGCCACAGCAATTGGTTACATTGAAGCAACCACAGGCGAATTCAAGCAGATTGGTGTAAGTCAGTCAGTACGTGATATCCTGTACGAGCGTAACATCAACCCAATCACGTTCATTCCTGGAATCGGTATCACCAACTTTGGTAACAAGACTTCAACTGCTGTTACCACAGCATTGGATCGTATCAACGTGGCACGTTTGGTATGTTTCTTGCGTGGACGTTTGGAAGAGATTGGTAAATTGTACTTGTTTGAACCTAACGACACAATCACACGCAATCAAATCACCAATAGTGTAAACAGTTTGATGATTGATTTGATTGCCAAAAGAGCCTTGTATGATTACTTGGTTGTTTGTGACTTGAGCAACAATACTCCTGCACGTATTGACCGCAATGAATTGTGGGTAGACGTTGCTATTGAGCCAGTGAAAGCAGTGGAATTCATCTATATTCCATTGCGTATCAAGAACACTGGAGCAATTGCTGCCGGACAATAATGAAATTGGGGCCTGATTTTTCAGGCCTCGTTTCAGGTAAATAAACATATAGGAGATAACAAATGGCAAGTGCATCACTAAACAAAATGACAGTTCCGCTGGCA